TTAATGCTGCGCCTCCAAAGACGCTTTGCTTCAGAGGATGTCATGGTTATTAGGTTGTTAAGGTAATGATCAGGAGTTGGAAGTAGAGGGGTCATTTAGATGCGTACTTTTTGCCTTTGCGCGGACGTGTCCGGTTAATCTTCATTGACTCCGGTTTCCCTTTGCCCTTGCCGGTATGACTTGCGTCTTTACCGTCACCGTTTCCGTATGTGCCAAGCTTTCTATTCAGCTTGTTGGCTTCTGTACGTATCTTTAATCCCTTCTTAGTCTTGTTGTATTTAGCCTGTTGCATAAGTCGTTGCTTACGTGCAGCAGGGTTTTTCTTGTAATACTGAGATGTTTTACCGCTTGCCATAAAGTCTCGTTTGTACAAGTTCAGGATCGATCTCTGGCATAACGCTGGCTAGCTTGGACAACGGGTTACCGTCATAGGCAACACCACTGATGTCATTGGTTTTGAGCCAATCACACGCTGCTTTTAGATCTTGTGTTGTAGCTTCACCTGATTTAATTCGGGCAAGAAACTCTTTCGTGACTAAGTTATGCAGTTCATTGAACTGGTCTTCAGTTGCCTTCTTCTTTGACATCAGCCACCTTCTTTTTCTTTGGGGTCTTTTTAGCTGGCTCTATGATGGAAACATTTGCTTCAGACGATTGACGCTCTAGTGCTTTTTGAGCAGCTTGTTTAGAGTCAAACTCTTGGAGGACTTTGCCTCGAATATTGTCAACTAGTTGGTAGGACATTAGCTATTTCTAAGTACGATTTGGTCTAATTTGTTTTCAATACGAATCATGTGATCTTCCATCCTTGAAACCAAAGCGGCAAGATCAGTTTTAGAAACATATTCTTGAGCTACTGTCAGCTCTAAAGTGTCAATACGACGGTCAAGACCGCTAATACGGTCGTGAACATTTCCTATTCTGTTGTGTAGTCTGTTATTTAGTGCTGCCCCGCCTGCGATACAAGCGATGACAGCAGTTACTGTTGCTTCTAGCATTACCAGTTGAGATCCCTTTTGTCGATTAGTACAATCGGCACGATGTCTTGACATAAAACCGATACTCGGCTGCCAGGACGAAACGTAAAGCCGCTTTTCATTATTTCCGTGCACTTCAATGCGCGAACAAGCTCGTAGTCAAGACGCATCTTTTGTTCATGTCGCCTTGCTATCTGCTTACACGTTTCAACCATTCCGCCGTCAAGCGGTACTGAAAGACCGAGTTGCACACCAAAATTACCAGTGCGTTGATAGGTATCAGTATGGACATCACCACCCAGATAGAAGGGTTGAAATGTCATGGTCGTGCCATTACAGGAGTTCCCATTAACAAAGTATTGTCTGCTAGGAGCGCCGTTGTTTTGAAATTGAACAGCCTGGTTAGTGACGTTGCCAGTGGCCGCAGCTACAGGGTTGGCACTGTTGGAGACTGTTGGTTCATTAGCTAAAGCAGGTGTTACTGAGAGAACACTGATAAGGAAGTAGTGGTAGAGGTTGACTCGATAGTTTCGGTGATATCGATTGTTTCGATAATTCCGGCTGCTCTCTCTACAATTTCCAGCTGAAAGTCGTCGCCTGCTGTGGTAATTGAAAAAGTTGTGTTTGAATCGTCTAATGAACCACTGGGTGTAATGTTGGTTCCAGACCATGATTTATAAGCTCCCCCGTACACTTCTGTTTCGATCGTACGGTCAATATCAATGGTTGTAGTGGTAGTAGAGTTCATACTACCTTGAGTAAAGTTAGGTGTAACTGACTGTGCTGAAACAGGAGCTGCAATCAGTAACAAGACCAGAAGTCTTTTCATTTGTTCTTTTCTCTTGTAATTGAAAAGGTTGCTAGTGTGCCGCTAAGAATTGAAGCGACATAAGTAGGGTCCATCTTCTCCATCCATCCCGCATAGCTTGCTGTCAAAAGACCTGCAGACCAAACAAGGACAACGAATTTTATGAACTCACTTTTTTTTTGGTTATCTTGCTCCATGCTTGCTTAAATACAGGCTTTAATAAAGTGACTAGATATTTAAAAAGTGCAGTAGCAGATAAGGTGGCAGCAACTGAGACGAATGCTGTTGTAGCAGCAGTGACTAAAATTTCACTGCTAGGCACAGGAACCTCGATGTCAGTACCTGGTACATCCAATGTTCGGACTTCAGGCGGCTGTATCTGTGGTGGTTGTACTACAGGTATTTGTTGTCTGGGTTGTGCACTAGGTTGACCTTTTGGTTTAACTCCAGGAGGCGGCTTAAGATCACTAGGAGGCACTACCAAGGGCGTATAAGACGGTATGTCAGCCCTTGGCATGTCGAGTACAGGACCCGGGAGATTAGGCGGCTCTGGGAGTGTTACAGAGGGAAGTAACGGTGGTTCTCCCCATTCCATTACTTAGCCGGGAATAGACCGTTACGGATAAACTCCACAGCTTTATCGTCGATATCATTATCTGTTGACTCAGCAAGTTTGATAAGCATATCTACAATAAGAAGCTTGACCTTTTCAGACTGTAAAAATGAAAATAGGATTGGACGGATAAGGGTGATCATGATGTTAAAAGTTTGTTTTGTGTACTTATGGTTTAACGGGCCAGGTTGGGTTTTCAGGGTCGCTAGTATTTGCTGGCAAGTTACGCAAGTCCTGACGGTATGTTGTCATTGCACTCGACATAGACTGATCACTAAGAGCTAGATAATCAGTTTCTTTCAACAAACTATTACGTTTAGACCTTAAATCTGCCCATGCATAAGATTTTACAGCTGCTTCATATGCTGGTTGCAACTGTTCTTGAGTAGGCTGTGGATCAGAACCTTCCCAAAAGGTAATGTGGTTAGGAGCATTTGGTTGGTTAACTGTCCATGAATTGTTTCCTTTATTCAGCCCAAGCTGTTCAATTGCTAAATTGACATCCATAATTAACGTAATTTGATAATTGTAACTATTGAATAAATATTTTCATCAGTTCCAGCCCAACTATTATTTCTACCAAAACCAACATTCGATCTAGTGCTTTGGCAGCGATGCTGCAGTTTATAGTATTTATCGGATCCACTTACTGTGATGATAGCGGAACCAACGGATCTAGAACTATTAAGAACAGTACTAATGGTGTCAGCAAATTCATTAGTTCCAAGGTAATAAGGAAGGCCAGTGGCGCTACCATTGCTTGCAACCTCTTGAAGTCTTGTTTGATGTTCATTAACTCTTTCTGCAGGGCAAGACCACTGAACTAAGAAATCACCATCATTATCAAAAGTTATAATGGTGCTTTGAGAAATAGTGAAAAAAATATCATCAGGATCCTCGACATGATTTAATGTTCTGGTTTGCCAGGAGCCTGCAGTAAACGTACCACCATCGGAACTTGATTTTTCATAGATATAAGCAGCAGGAGCACCTGAACCAAACGTGAGGGTAGCATTAGTTCCGTCAGTAGAGTCAGTTGTCCTTAAAACTCCACCTTTGGCAGGAACACTACTTGGTAAATATAAATTTACATTGCTAGTTAGATTAGCAGGAGGACTAACAGAACAATAATTAGTTCCTGAAGTTGTCTCTACAAACCGAACTCTACCATCATGATCAACGCCAAAAATTTCCTTTGCGTCGTCCCCGTTCCAAAGAGAAAATGGAAGATTTGATGTGTCGTCTTCACAATAAAGTCTTAAAAAACTACCGTTTGTGTCTACGGGATTAAACTCTGCTCCTTGTTTGGACGAGGTTCCTACTGGATCTCCAATCCGCACAAGTCCAGCCGATGTGATCCTGGCTCGCTCAGTCTGGTTTGTACTAAATACAAGGTCAGAAGACGCGCCAACGGCATCGACATAGAACAGGTTAGTGCCTGAATAAATTTTACCAGTTAAAGTTCCGTTAGTTTCAAAATCAATTTCTCCACCATTTGTACCATCAATAGTTAATACTGTGTAATTTGAATTACTATTGGGTGACGTGGTGCCTATACCAACAGCATCACTACTAATAACTACATCTCCAGTGCCATTAGGATCAATGACAATATTACCGTTAGATGCGCTGGTAATGTTTTGGCCATTGACATCAAGATCACCTCCAAGTTGAGGTGTAGTGTCACTAACTACGCTAGAATTGCTGTCTACATATGTTTTAGTGGCAGCATCTTGTGCAGATGTCGGATCAGCAAGGTTAGTAATCTTGTTACTCTGAACATGAATGTCTCCTGTGCCGCCAGGGTTTAGGGTGAGGTCAGCATTACCTGGCGTAGTAACCTGCTTATTAATTTGTAGGTTTCCACCTCCATTGCCAGAGATAACTAGATTATTAGATCCTGAAGCATCAATGTCTCCATCAATTAAAACTGAGCCTGTTCCGTTAGGAGCAATGACAATATTGCCGTTACTAACACTAACAATAGATTGACCATTAACGTCTAAATTACCGCCTAATTGTGGCGAAGTATCCCCGACAACATCTGACAGACCACTACCACCACCACTAGAACCGACTGATTCCCAAGCAGTACCGTTCCAGATCTTAAGTGCTTCAGAACCAGAAGTGTTGTTGTAATGCAGTTTGCCTACATGTGTGCTTGTAGGATCACTTGTGGCAATGCCAACATCAAACCTTTTAGACAAAGCACCAACGGTTGCAATGTGGGTGTCATCGTCAGTCCATGTAGTGCTGTAGTCAGTAGTATTGACAATATCAGCATCCAGAATCTTATCTAGATCAATAGAGTTATCTGCAAGCTTGGAACCTGCAATAGAAGCACTCACACTAATGTCGTCATTGACAATTGTGCCATTAGTGATCTTGGCACTAGTAACTGAGTTGTCTGCTAGTTTAGATCCAGCAATGGCAGCACTTGCATTAATGTCAGAATTAACAATAGTGCCGTCTACAATCATATCTGATGTGACATTACCCATAGAGATCGTAACCTGATCACCAGAGTTTGTACCACCTGCAGCATCTGTAAGCGTGATACCATTACCAGCAATAAGGTCATCAGTAATGACCTTTGCTAGTTGACCTCGGTTCACTGCATCAGTGTCTGTAGCAGCATCAGCAAGCGACTCAATACGCTTACTGTTCATATTCAAGTCAGCACCGACTTCAGGAAAGAACCTGTCTACTTTGAGGTCTCGGAACTCTTGATTTACACGAAGCAGTTGGGTGAAGTTATTATCTAAATCTTCACCACGGATAGAACTGCCAGGAGTAAAGTTAGGGATCTTCAGGGCATTGAAATCAGTACGCCGAAGAATCAGTATTTTTTGACCATTGGTGGGTGCACTGGTAAAGGTAATTGTATTACCAGAAATTGCATAGTGTGTTGTAACGGACTTTAGGTCATAAGCACCCGTCGCAGTATTAAAGAGATAAACAAATACGTCATCATCTTCAAATTTACTGTTGTTAAACGGGTAAGTGAACTGCGTAGTACTGCCGTTACCATCTTGCGTAATAAACGCTTGAGACGGAGTTTCAATTGCCATAGTTAATAATTGTTGTATCGACGTAGTTGTTCAAGGTTGTTGCGTTGAGCAGCACGTTTGGTTTCATTCTGTTTAAACTGCAGAGCCCGAATATCACCACTGTGATCAGATTTATCGATTGCAAACTTCATTGCAGTACGCAATGCACGACTAAGCTTCATGTGTAGTTGCTTAAAATCAGCAAGATCAACATCTTTATTAGCAGCCTGTGCTTCACGGAATGCACGTCTAAAAGCTTGACCATCAGTACTATCCATAATCTTTTGGATTTCACGCTTGTAATAACCACGTTCACCCATGATGCGTTGAATATCAGAACGTTGCTCAGGAGTAAGTTTGACCCCAGCTCCATCAGTGCTCAGTACAGGACGAGCCTCAAACTCGACATCTACTAAGAACTGCTTTTCATCACTGATATCATCGTGGACTTTCCAAGGTGAGAAGGTATTCCATACCCGTGTCCAAGCTCCAGGAACGCCTACAAGACCACCATCGATATAATCGTAGGTGTCAGGAAGCATACCTTTTAGCATAGGATTACGGTTAGCAATTAACTGCGACATCTCCATCTCAAGTTCTTTCTTTTGAGGAGTGATCAACCTGCTCATGTCATTACGCAATCCACTCAAGGGGATAAAGCCACTAGTAAAGGTAGAACCCCATCTAGCAGCAGCAGCTGGGTTACCAGCAAACACATCATTCATTGGCTCTAGGCCAGCTAAGAATGATTTATTGACGATACTAGAGCTAAGAATGAAGCCAGCTTTATTCATTAGCATCTGACCATCATTAGGATCAAGCGTGCCATCGACTACGTTGTCCATAATGTTTGCAGTCAGTGCAATCCAATCAGCAACAGGTCCTAGGTTTTCATAGCTATACCAGCGACCATCCGTACCTTTGTAAGTACGAGGTTGATATTCAGCATCACGTCGAACTCTCTGCTTCTCTTTGTCAAAGATACCGTCACCACGTATACGATCACCCATAAACGCAATACCAGTAGCAGTGACAGCAAGTGCACCAATAGCCTTTCGACCCTTCATCTCAGCGCGAATATTGCTGTAGACCTGTTCTACGTTGGCATCGTTGAAATCAATGCCACGGGTTTTTAGTAACTCTTTGACTTTATCCTTCGGCATCTTCTCGAAAGGCAGACTAAAGGCATTTAGCTTGTCAAAGAACAAACCTGCTGGACTGTGACTACCAGCAAACGACATCATGTTCATAGATGTCCGAGGGAACATCATGAATGGTTTGAATGCAGGAGCAGCTTTGAGCAAATCATTGAGAGCCCTACTAGCAGGACCATCAAGGTTCATGGCAATTTCACGACTAGCGTGCTCAACAGCACTTTCAGTAATCATGCCGTTTTTATCAAACATACGCTTATAAGCTTCGTCTCCAATACTCTGCATCTTGTCAGCAGTCAGCTTTCCGTTTGAGCTGTTGACCATATCAAAGGCTTTTCCTCTAGCTTCAATATTGCCGATAACAGAACGGGTAAATCCGTCAAATGCAGTCATTGCATTAGGACCAAACCGGAGCAACGGGTGTTGCTCAAGGTCATGCATCAGTTCGATTTGACCAACTAAGGCAGCTGGACCGTCATTACCTTGCTTAGAGGCAGCATCAGCAAATGCATTAAGAGTCTTTAGTGTCTTTTCGTTTTGTCTAGCAATGTCGTCACGCATCACATAACCAACCTTAGTTGGATCCTTAGATACACGGGAAAAGACTTCATTCATGTGTGACCAAGCACGGGTAAATGTCTCACCAAAAGCTTGATATTGATAAAGGCCACGACGCATTGTTTTAGTGTCACTATTGATAGCTGCACCAACAAAGGTTGCTATTGGTCTTTCAATCAACAAAGCAGCGTTGCTGAGACCTGCCTTAAGTGGTGTTACTAGGGATGAAAGCGTGGAGTTATAAATATTCGCCCAAATACCCTGCACAACAGCACTCGGCAGTTCTGGTTGAGCATCAAAAAATGCCTTTTTTATAAGACCAGTACTTTGTTGAACATAGTTATTTAGCTTGGTAATGCTGTTGACATTTCCATTAGTGACTTCCCAAGCAAGTCTTAAAGGTTCAATCAACTCCGGTCTTTCTAAATCAACAAGACGCAGAGTTTCAGCAGTGTCCTTTGACTCTTGCGCCATACGAGTTAACGCATCTCTGGTGTCTTTTACAAGGTCACTTGGCTTACTAGTGAGTCTTTTAAGACGATTCCATAGGTTAGCATTGTTAAGAGTAAGTCCAGCAATATAAGAATGCTGTGCCTTGGCTGTCATTAAAAATTCAATACGATCAAGAATTTGCTTCTTTGCCTCTTCTACCGCTACGGTGCCGTTCATCAATCGGGCACCTTGAGCCATGTCAGACACTTGACCACTTAAAGAGGTTTGTGCATAAGCGTATGCTCTAAACTCACTAATATTAGCAAACTCTTTGATGTATTCATTAATAGCTTTAAAGACACCAGCATAACCTTCTTGAGTAAGAACGTTACCTTTAACCCCTTGATTAACTTCAATAATAGAAGTCATATCAGCCACAGCTCGCTTCATAGAAGCAAAGTCCATATCAAGGAGATTGCCAGCGATACGGTCACCCTCTTCCATAATTTCAGCATGGGTGTAATATCTATTAGCTGTTTTTACTCCGTATTGGCCAGCCTCGTCGAGATTTGCAGCAGCCTCTTTAATAACCTTGATAGCGCCTTCAGGATTATCTAAACCAAATTTGATTGCAGATGGGGTAAAGATACTTCCCAAACGACCATTGATGGTTCCATCATTGTTGACAATTTTAACTTGGTTAACGGAAGCTAATACAACACCACCATCATCAGCAGTACGCATTCCCATTTCGTAGGGATCAAAGTTATCATGAATACCACGAATAGGTTGATCACCAAGACCCAATTCTACATTTCTTTCAAATTGATAGGCAGCAAGATCTTCCATGTCTTTGGCACGATTTTTCGCACCTTTTTCAAAGATCTCTTCTGGTGTTTGATTGGCAGCTTTGTTTAGTTTGTCTGTTGTAGCTTTAGCAAGTTCATTTTCAGGAACCCACTGAGTCGATGCATTAACTCCACGTAACCCACGGACTGTTGCTCCTGCAGCAGCTAAGATTTCTCCAGCAAGTCCAAGAAAAACTCCTTCACCTGCATTCTTGGCTCGGATTACATCTTCTGAATCACCATCGATTGTGGCGATATCATCTGGAATCCAACCATAGGTAGCAGGCCAATTCTTCTTGAGAGTACCAGTGAAGTTAGCTTCAGCAGAAGATGGCACAGAGTAATCAATTGCAGCACCTACACCTGATGTAAAACCGATACGACCCATTGCTTTGAACAAGGGATCATTAAAGAGTTTTACTAGCTTGCCTCCCTTAGAAACCTTAGAAGCAAATGATGCTCCCCTAGCAGCAAGAAAGGCTGTGCCAGCACCTCCCGTATAAACAGTAGGGATGATGACAGAAGAAAGATCCCTTAGAGTTTGAAGGTGATCGTTCTGAAACTTAGGTAGTTCAGGGATTTGTAGACCCATATGCTTAAGAATAAGCTCGTTAGGAATGCCAATAGCAGCGTCAGCGACGCCAGCTACAGGTGCCAATACAGCTTCAGTCGCATCCCTAGCAGCATCACCTAGGTCATAACCTTCTTCCCAAGCATATTGTTCCCGGTCTTCCTCTTCGGCTTTAGGTTGTTCTTGTTTAGGTTTTGTATTTTGTTGTGGTTGTGTAGTTGCTGGAGTAGTTGAATCTTGATCAGGTGGATTGACTGCTTGAGGTTGAGCGTCAGCAGTACTCATTTGATCAACAATGGATTGCTGAGTATTTAAAGCACGCTCAGCAAATTCAACCGCTGATCGATCACGACTCTCTTCGTCTTCAGTTACACTAGCTATCGGATTTTCATTCATTATTTATTTGATAGAGTTGATAAGTCGAATATCTTCAGCGGTCAAAGGACGCTTTAGTCCACCAAGGTGTAGGTGAGTTTTATGATCATCGCGACCACTTCTAGGACCAATCACTTCTTGGAAAAGGTCAAGCCTTTCAATTAGATCTTGTAGACGTGCTGTCTTTTCTATAGATGCGTTGTAGTCACCTGTTTGATGGGTGATGTCAAAGGCTTCATCGTACTTGTGGTAGCTGTTCGACGAATGAACAGGTGCAGTACCGCCAAAGGAACTGTGTTCAGCTACTTTAAATCCAGCATCCTGAAATGCTTTACCAGCATTGTTATAGCTATCCTTGTTGTCATTATACGTTAGTGCACCTGTTGAAGATCGCTCACCAGATGCCAAGCTAAAATTTGACTGATACCTCTGAAGAATGTCAGACGTATAAGTATAGATACTAGGTTCATTACCCTGTGGTCCTTGGCCTCTTCTGTTATCTAGAAGCCCAGGTTGTCCGGAATACCATTGACTAGCAACACGTCTAATCAAGTCAGGACCTGAATAGCCAGCAGCCCGTTGCTCCTCCAACATCTGCTTAAGTTTGCCATCAATGATCTGAATTTGAAGATTAGGATTAGCCATGAACTCTTCATATGAAACCTCACGACCAAGTACATCTTGAGACCATTGGGGAATATTAGAAGGAAGAATCTGACCTAAACCTGATGCACTGGTACGTTTGTTACGGGCACTAGGATTACCACCGCTTTCATTACCGATGATTGCATCACGAAGGTTCGTAAGGTTTACTTCACCAACAAGAGTTCTTACACCCCTAAAGCGTTCCAAACGTCTTTCACTTGGATGACGAGTAAGTTGAGCTTTTTGTGCCTTTGTAAGTTGTTGTGTAATAGTCCTTACTTCAGGAGCAATAGGGGGTAGGTCTACATTAAACATAGGAGATAACTTTTCTAATACTTCAAGCGGTGTCATATTTGTATCTCTAGCAATCAGACTAGTAATAGAATCAAGATTACCATTTCTAAAACCCTTTACAGCGTTCTTAAATTGCTCAGGTGTATAAAGTTGTTCGTAGTTTTCAAAAACACCTTCAATAGAATTGCCTTTGAGAACATCGACAACTTTCTTAGCTCGATCAATACCAGCTTGCATGTTGGCAGCATCAACAGGCATACGGTTCCAAGCACCTGGAAATCCGTCTTCACTTTTATAACCTTCTGTAGCTAAGGATTTATCCCAGTTTGCTTTCCATTTCTTCAAAGCTTCTTGCCGTTTCTGTGCATCAGAAAGGTTAGGATTTTCATCCATCTCCTTAAGAAGACGTGAAAGTTCTTTCTGTTGATGTTCGATTTCTAGAGCAACACTACCGCTGGCAGCTGACAGAGGTGTGACACCAGCTGCGCTTTTAACTTCAGCTTCGACACTTTCAAAAGCAACCTCATGTCGAGAAAGGATTCCGCCAGACGTGGATTTACCTTCATTTTGCATATAGGCTCTAAGCCGTTGCCGTAACGTGCCGCTAGTTCTTTTTTCAATATCTTCAATACGCATGCCATTATCAATATCTCGAACATACATTCTGTACAACCTTTCCTCTTCTTGAGGATCGAAATAATCGAGAGCATCCGGTTTAAGAGCCTCAAGCCTTCTAATAGCTGCTTGAGCATTAGGATTATTATATCCTTTATACTTATCTATAAACTGTTCTATTTGAGGGATAGTAAAACGATCAGGATCATCAAGTACAGCAATATCTTCTTTAACTTGATCGAGGAATGCTCTTTCCTCAAAAAAATCATCCTGACGCATACGATTGATAGTACCTTGCTCAGCTAGACCTTCTAAAGCTTCAAACTGCCTAGAAAACTTTACTCTGATAGGAACCAACTTACCTGTTGCTCTGTCCTTAATAAGAGTGTCCCCAAGAGCCCTTTCCTGAACATCGTTCAGATCGCCTCTTTTAGCCAATTCATTTATAGGTGCCCATAATTCATCGATTGACAACGTACTGGTTTCAAAAGCAGTCTTAATCTTTTCAGGATCTTTGCTTGTAATAGAGTCAAAGATAAGTTCCTGCTGAGTAGCAGTACGAGCTTCCTTCCTTTTCTTTGCGTTAGCTGTAGCCCACTTCTGTGCATCACGTTTAAACAGGTCATCCATACCAGGAAAGATTTCCTTAGCCGCTAGCTCTGGACTGACACCTGCAAAAGCTCTGTTCATATAAACTTCTGCCTTAGCATTCCAAGCTGCCATGTCGTCGTACTCAGTGATCGCGTCGTAGGTAAGTGGCTTACCGTCAGCACCAGGAATAGTAAGAGTGTCCTTCAACTGAGCATGGAGCATTGGAAGCTCACTAACTTGATTACGTAGCTGGCCTAGCTTGTAGTAGTACTGGTAATAAGGATCAGTACTTCTTACACGTTCAGCAACGATGTCGTGTTGATCAGCTTGCTCGATGGAGTCAGCTGCTTTTTCAATAGTTCGGTGGTTGCTATTAATGTTATTAATTTCAGCGTCATATGCAGCAATCTGTTCTTGATTGATACTGCCATCCATACGAGCATCGTAAAGAGCTTTAGCAGAAATATCTTCAATACGTTTTTGAAAAAGAGTGTTGCCTAGATTAGATGCAGTTTGGCTGAACTGAGCTAATTGTTGAGGCAGCTGGTTTTGAAGTTGTACATTTTTAAGGCGTGTTTCCTCGTCATTTTTAATGCTGTCATATACAGCCTGCATAGATTCACTTAAACCAACACCCTGCTCATTAGGCATGGCTGCTCTCATAGGTGTACCTGTCATGATTAATAACCTCCGTATCCCAAGCCAGTAGTGAACATTGCAGGGTTTAATTTATTACCTATTTTTAATTTTTGTGGTGAGAAGTTACCAAAACCGGCATTCATACCAAAAGCATCTGCGTTAAATTCGAAACCAGTATTAAACATTCCTGGGTTGAATCCATCTAAATCAGTAGGCACTTTAAACTTGTCAAAGGTCTCAAAACCAGTCAGCGCTGCACCAGCAAGTCCACCTACAGCACCAAGAATTTTTTGACCCCTATTGTCTTGTTCGGGTGTATAACCTTGGATATACTGTTTGTACTGCGGAGGAGTCCTTACTCTTGCAAGTTCATTGCTGATAGCATTTTGATTGGCAATACGTGAACTATATTGACTAGTAACGAAGTCATCACGAACCCCTGTTAATTGTGCTGCACGTTCAGTTGCATTAGCAGAATAATCAAGAAGAGCCTGCCTATTGCCTACATTCATTGTTCCCTCTCTATTGCCGAGGGCTTGAAACATCTTTACGGTATCGCGTTGATTATTTATTAATGCTTCATTAGTTGCTCTATCTAAACCTAACTGAGCCCTACCACGTGCTTGGTTAGCCGCAAGTTGTATGAAGTCTATATTTTGCTTTACGTTTGTCTGGCGATTGATCAAATCACTACGTATTTTTAAATTATCACCAAAAATTTGCTGATTACGTTGATTAATTGCATTGACTCTAGCCTTATTCCTTTCATTGACTGAGTTATCAAACAACCCAGCAAAAGAAGAAATTACACCAGGCAGAGCACTTGCTGCTCCTAGTATTGGTGCTAATGGGAATACCATTTTGTAAATAGAATAAAGGGTAAGTTGTTGGGACCAAATTCAACCTCTTCTAAAAAGGTGAAGCCCAAATATTTCAGCAACCTAAGGTGTGCTGTATTGCGCTTGTCTACATAGTTCCACAGAAGATTCTCGTTTCTGCTGTCTATAAAGCGTTTAGCCTGCCTAGCAAACAGAACAGGGAAGTCATGGATAGCTGGTGTACAAAGCATCCAAACAGCTCCGTTTTCACCTATCCCAGCTAGTCCGGCAGTCCTGCCGTCAGGTACTGTGAAATATATGCAGAAGCCCTTCAGAGCTTCTTTAGGTATTGCGACTATTGGATCTACACCATACCCCTCAACTACTTCTCTATGGTCTTCTGGACGTAGATTAGAGGCCACCTCTAAGGCAGCCTCCTCAGTAATTGGATGTATGAATTTAGATCCGTTTATAAAATCTGTTTGTGTATTCTCCTTCCCAGGACATTGATTCAATGTTTGCTGGAGAAGGGTGAGATGAAGAGATAGTGACACTTACGTTTGTATTGCGGTCATAAACAGGTATTGTTCTGAAACTACCGTTTACATTTGGTGCAGTATTAGCCTTATAAGCATCCATTAAAGATGACTCATGTGTATCAATAAAGTCAGGTTTTCCTACACGTTCTAGTTTAGTAGTAAACTGTCCTACAGGACCAAAGTTAAACTTAAGTCTTTGGACAATCAATGATCCAGACGTGTCAGATACAACTCGATTGCCGGCTTGCTTTGTCGGGTAGATCGTAGGTAGTTCAACCTTCATTTCATATTCCCGTCCTACTTTTACTGGATCACTTGACCAATCACCAGTCAGTGCAACGGTGCCACTACTAACAGTACCCGTAGCATATCTACCAAGGTTGTTGTTATCTTCGGTGACAACGACAGACACTGTATCGCCATTATTGAGTGGAGTATCTGTAGGCAGTGTCAATGTAGTTACACCAGTACCAGCGTTAAAAGTCAAAGCAGACGCAGCAACGGATTGGTAGTAATCAAGATGAACATCAAAGTCAACACCGTCTTGCGTGATAGCAGGTTGAGCTGCAGTATCCATCAATTGAAGCTTGCACAACTCATCATCAGCAGTAACAACGTAATACTCGTCATTTACAATAAACTGATGTGTAATGTTTTTAGCAAACTTCCAAATAAACCAAGCTCCTTGCAAACGCTTCTCACCAGTTTGAAAGTATTTAAAAGCTACAGCTGTATTAGTTCCAGTCTTGCAAATAGAAATAAAAGAATTTTCCCTAGATATAACCATAGAGTCCATATCTTTGGACATCAGCCTTTGTACAGACTTACTGTTTTCCAAAACCTCGGGTTGACCTTCACGTGAAATGTTTAACATCTCAAAGAACCTACTGAACTTACCTGCGTTATCTACAAATGCAACACTAGTACCAAGAGAAATAGGTGGCACAGCTACATTGTAATTATAATTAGATAGTGTGTAGATCTTTGCAGTTTCAGGATTCAACACATCAAGTTCGGTAGAAAACAGGAACTGAGCATCTTCACTGAACAATAGTAGACCAGTGTTAATTTCTAAACCTTCAACCAAAGCATTTGGGCTTTGTGAACTACACGACAGGTCAATCCGGTCAATACCAGAAAATGTAAGTGCTGTGTTATTCCAAAAGTTACCTAGGTTGTTTGGACGTGAAAGGATGATATTACTACCACTAAGGATTGCAAGCCGATCCCTATGAAACAGTAACTTGTTAATTTTATTGCCAATAAATGAAGGTGCTTTATTGGTATTGTCATCACCAACTTCTCGCTGGCCCCAAGCACTAGCTCCAGCACTATCCTTATATTGATCAAGAGACATCTCAGTTGCACTGAGGCGTTTCAAGACATAGGGCATTGTAGCTGGATCAATAGTTGTTTTTACACCAGGACCAGCACACTCTTCCCAATAACCTGTTCCATCTTGACCATTGTCACCAACAAATTTCAGATAGTAATCATCATCTTCTGTGTCAGCAGTATTCGTAACTTTGACGATGTAACCATGCTTACACTGTTTAGGTAGTGACGCAACATCATTAGCGTTATCAGTGATTATATTAAATAGATCACTGTCTACAGCTTCTACATTGAAAGCAGCATCACCTACAAGATAGATCCCGTTGCCAATAATTGTAGCCGTAATATTAGGCAAAGAGTCAGCGTTAGTAGCAGTTTGATCGTCTATTTCTTTTTTGATACTATTTAGTACACCTGCTGCACTAAGTGTATTATTAGAATCAACATCAATAGGTACGGGTCTTACCTTATGAATATTACCTCTTGAGCTTGAGGTTGCAGTTTTAGAGATAGTGATATTATGACTCAGGTTCATCAACGGAACATTAAATGAACTTGTAGTAGTTGTATAACTTCCACCATAAAGGAGATCAACACTTACAGTGTAATGTACAAAATATTTGACGTGTAGATGATCGTCATGGTGATTTTGTTCCCCAACATAAGGTGTGCCTGTGCAGGTCACACGAACTGCAATGCCTGTAGCGGAGTGAACATAAATACGTGAACCTGCATCTTCAATATCTTGGACACAATCCTCGCCATTGCAACCGTCTTTTATAGTTGGTGTGGTGACTTTGACAACCGTTGCAGTTTTTTCAGTTGTTGCCGTAGCATTAGAATCAAATATATTTAATGCATATGACCTACGAGGTACAAGCTGCTTTAGCTCAATAAATGCAGAATGTGTGTCAGGTTTAGATGGTGCAACAGCAGAAGTCAATGCTGTTTGTACATTCGAATTTAGTAGAAATGTAGCGTCATTAATTGTTAATGCTTTAATGTCACCAGTAGAAGAAGTACCTAAGTATCCAGCTGGATTGTTTGTAGCAGTGACAGTCATTTCAAACCCGTCACTACACCTCCATACACGTACAGTGCCATCAGTAGCAACCTGACCTACATATGAACCTTCATCTTGATCCCGGTAGTAATGAAACCAATTGCCACCAGTCTGTACATTCGACAGAGTTTTGACAAACTCTAGACCAGGTCTTTTAGCTAAACCTTCTGTGAGATCTGGTACAACGTTCTCAGCATTCCTAACCTGACCAGGCAATTTCTGCTCATCTGGTGCTTGAGAGATACCTTGAACTAGACTAGGTATTGTTTGAGTAATCGTTGCCATTAGCGCCTCAATGCTTGGAATGGTTGATAGGTGGTGTAGCTGGTATGTTCAGGGAATCCCATAAAGTTATGATCGCCTTGATTGCATTCATACTCCATACAAGCAGCACGTGCTATTGCTTCTTGTTGGGCAAGTAATTGAACAAGTTGTGGATTAGATACTAGTTGTGTTGCTGCACGTGTTGATGCTCGGTATGTGATATACCTTTGAAATACTGACGGGATATCTTCGAATTCATAGACACGTACAATGTCTACATAGATCTTTTGATCAAATTCAAACTTCTTTGAAACCTTGTCGTAAAGCTTTCCAGCTCTTTTGACAATGTTTGTAGAACGATCGTTTTGATTACCAGTAATATCAATGCGTAATGCATCAGCTGGCCAAAGAATATATTTTGTACTATCTTCAGGAGTCAACGTTACGTTCTCTTCTCTGTTAAAAACCCAACCTTCGTTTTGAACATCAATTAATGCTTCACGAAAGATGTTATATACATAACCAACCTCAGGGTTTGTCTTATCAAGAGTCGTAAGTGGTGACTGTCCGATGCTCCCCAAGATTGAGTTCACAGCGGATAGTTCGGTATCGGTGCCAATAGTTGAGGACATAAGAATAAAAAAAAGGGACCCCGAAGGATCCCTAGTAAAGAATAAATATCAGAATGCTGAAGGAGCAGAAGCACCGACATACAGCTCAACTGCTGCAGCAGGGTTCAGATAATCAGCGCCCATAGCCAAACGTCCGAGCATCACATCACCTTGGTAGATGACGGATACATCGCCGTTGGTTACTTGCACTTGAGGACCGATTGCTTCGACAACACCGGCTGCTTCACGTTGGAAGATCAGACCAGCAGACACAGCACCAAACTCGGAAGCAGTGCCGTAGTCGTTGTTGATTCCAGTGGTTGCACCGGAAGCATCTTCAAGGGAAGGACCAATGAAATCACCCAGGTTGCCAGGTGAAGTCTGTCCAGTAGTGCCACCAAACTTGGTGCCATACTTGCCGAGGAACGGAATGTGCATCGACTTGAAGATCTTGATGCCAGCAATCTCAATGATGCCCTGACCGGACTGCAAAGCAGTTCCTTGGGTATCACGGTTCACCAGGCCATTAGAACCGACCGCTTGGATCAATTCGTAAAACTGGCGTGGGTTGAGAACGGCCACACGTCCGTCTCCACTGACTCCCTTTTCGTCCATCGCAGCTGCAGCGTCATAGAAGGCTGCTACAAGTGCGGTAGAAGAGAAAGCATCAGATTCGTTGGTAGAAGCACCAACACGGATCTGTGTACCACCTGGCTCAGTGAAGTTAGTAGCACTGACAGGTGATGCTTGACGTGCACCACGTGCGATTGCACGGAATACAAGACGATCGTACTTTTCTGAAAGAGCGTAGCCGATTTTGCGGCTGATCTCGCTTCGCAGATCGTAGTGCGAAAGTGTTTCGTCCAGGTTGTATACGAACGCTGAACTGATAAGCAGATCATCGCAAGTAATGGTCTTCTCTGCAACGGGCGGCGTGCCGTCGCTGTTACCCAAAATTGGATTTCCAGGTGTATGATATTCAGCCTGGGTACGACCAGTATAGATGAACTGAAGAGATTTGCCGTTCTTAAGAGTACGCTTCATAACAAGATCGCGGGCGATAGTGTTATGCTGGAACCCTTTAAACATCTCACCGCTGAACAGCTTTAGGTAAAGAGCCCTGCGCTGATCAACTGTAGGAGTCTGGCCCCCAGCCAGATTATTAGCACCAGGAATTACCTGTGGTGCCTTAGGGGAAGTAAGTTGTTGTG